CAGTTCATCACAATCTGAACAAATGAATAACGTATCATCCGAAAGCATGTGAAGCCCAACACCTAAAGCATCCCGTTGTGCTCGCTCACGTAACCACGGATCTGGTGCTTCTTCAATAGAAGGTAGCTCAACGTGTAAAACCTGTACTTTACTGTCGTCGATACCTAGTTCTTTAAGAGTATCGACACAGGTAAAAGGTTTCTCATCGCCACGGTGCGTTCTATTGGCATCTGTTATTAAGAACCCGTCAACATAATCTTCAAGAGTTCTGATGCGGAGCTCTAGAAGTTCTTTTTCGTTAAAATAAGGAAAGCAATCGACAAGCATACAAGGCTGACGCGAGTGTCACCATAGTAGCTTAAACCTGTTGGATATATTTGGCTGCCCTGCGTTTAGCCCTTGTTAAAATACTTGCATCTGTATCCATGGCGGGATCAAACCCATCTTGACCTCCTCCACTTGAATAATCAGTAGGTGCTGTGGGAGCCTGAGGTTGTCCTTTTAGTGCAGTCTGATCCTGGGCCGACATATCTTCGAATACCGTATCTGCTGCTTGGTTAGCTCGTCGTTGAGCTTCAGCCGCCGCAGTCTGCATCTGATAAGCTTGAGCAAAACCATAAGCATTAGCGTTATGAGTGTTCATTAGTATAGAGCGATACAATGAGCTGAGGTACCAGACACTACAGCAGTGCAGCTAAGAGGCAACAAAGTAGTACTCGTGATCTGTTCAAAACGTGAAAGTTGACCCTGAGAGTCAGTGAGCACAAGAGTTACTTTAGAAGCACCGCCACCGCTGATGTGCTCGACCAAGATACCTCGGCAGGCAGGAAAATTCACTCGAGCCATATTTCCCGAAGTTACTATGTGGTAGCCACTGCCGTACGGTAGTGTTGCTGACTGTCCATAATACGAACCAAAAGCGCGAATATCCATAAGACAGATTTTTTTTAATTTTAACCGCATTCCTCGCAAATTTGTATTAAACGTTTTAAATACCACTCACATTTCTTTAAATCCTCTACTCCATTTTTATGCTCTGTCCTCCACAAATATTTCAAACACGCCCCCCGGCAATATGATTTAAAGCCTTCATGCCCAAGTGCAGATCTTAAAGCTTCGATACACTCGACGGAGCCCTGGTTATAGTGTGCAGGTTTATTAACTACGTCAACTGCCTCCCAATCAAAAGCAAGAACGTCACCCTTCGAATCCCAAAAATCTGCCACTGAGAACTCGTTTATTAGTACTTAAACATAGTGGTTATGTCTAAGCCTGTGTTTCCATCTTTTAATAAAACGTTACTGTATTTGTTGTCTAAATGCTCCAGTAACCCGCAGGGAGCAATACGAAGTTTATTTCTATCGCGAACTAAAGGCACCACTCGGCGATGTTCCTGGTCAAAATTAAGAGATTCAAAAGCAAGACCTAAAGAACTTCTGTCAGCTATCGGCCAACAACGAAATTTCGTTAAATCAAAACTTTTTATAGGATCACAACTGTCAGATACAATATACTTCTCAGCCATTTCAGAGTCCAGTATCATCATTCCCATATAAGGATTACCGATGGACGCAAAACAAATAAAATCATCATAAGGAGTCATAAAAGTTTGTACGTTATAAGGGCGATCTCCCCACACCGCTTTAGTGGGTCCGTTCAAATCCCAGTTTCTGTAGTTATCAAAAGGAATGAGTAAATTATCTCTGCGCTCTACTCGACAAAAACCTGGTTCGAGATTTAAAATTTTAAGTTTATCTTTCCAGGCAAGCCAATAGTCAAAGTTTTCACGTGTAAATAACATATCGTTCTCTGTATATACATAAAAATCGTAAGTTTTATTCTGAACAACCTGTTTTAAAAGATGTTTATGCGCCCAAGTAAGACTAAAACCTACGTACTCAGGTTCCGCTACGATAATATTTAAATTACAGGGACCTAAATTAGGTTGCAACAAGTCCAAGACAGCTTGTTTGTCTTGTTTATGTTCAAAGTCAATAAAAATATAAAAATCTTTAACACCTGAAAGAGTAATGTAGCCTTTTAAAGTCTTTAAAAGAACGTCAAATCGCTCTAAAGGATTGTGCGCTGTTACAGCGATAAAGTAGTTAGTAAGTATCGGTTCGTTATCGGAAATCATCAATACTCCATTTCGAAACCACCTCGGCGTTGAAGAAAACAGATTAAGTGCGTGTATGCATCAAGTAAATCATCGTGCGAAGTAGCGCCTATGTTGATTAACTGGTCGAATAATAGATCAAATTTACGGTACCGATTAAAAATTACTTTTTTATTTTCCAACAGACCTAGTGTCCCCCTAAATCTAGAGACCTTATCGCCTCTAAACCCGTTTACCTCGTGGATATGAATGTTACTGAGTCCTTTATCCTGCAGCAAAATTCTTCGGAGATCAGCCGCTAACGATGCTTGATACGCAACAGCTTCCACGACTAACGTGCACGTGGAATATGTCGGGAACAGCTCACCCGCTGCGTTCTCTACCAAGATTCCCCACTCAACAAGCATCTTACAGAGTAGATCAATCTTCTCAAGATTACCTATAGAGCGAACCTGATGCGCGTCAATAATATAGTACTTATCTTTTACCCTACCGCCCAAGACCATCGCAGTATAGTCTGAAGTCTCACTACGACTAGCCGATAAATCCACACCAACTGCTAGCGAGTCAAATTCCGTCACAACATCTCCTTTTACAAGTAGATCAGGCGAAAGAATTAAATCAGAGGTCATTACCGGTTGCTGTTGATACTGATAAGCAAAGGCAACAGGATCAAGTTCTTTTTGGCCTAGTAAATAGTCAACACTCCACTGTTCGGGCCAATAACTTTCGGGGTTACTATCGTTGTCATACGTTAATGCTTCCTGGGTTACCTGCTTCCACCCTCGCTCAGGCACAAACATTGTTTTGTGAATATCCAATGGGTGGAATCGAGTGCCTAAACAGATGGCTCGACCGCCTTCAAAAATAATAGGCGCAATAACCGATGACCAATTATTATTCATTTCTTCACGGATTGTTGGGTTGCGTATGTCCGCAGAACTTTTAACCGGGTCATCCACGAGGCATAAATGGGCTCGTTTAGATGTGATGGATCCCCTGAGACCAGCAGCGCGAAGAGTAAATTCTTCGTCACCAACTCGAGATATGCCTGCGTAGTCAAAATCAATCGACCAGCCTACATCACTCTGCATCCCCGGTTTAAGCCGACAAGTGGGGAATATTTTTTTAAACTCGGTCGAATCTACTATCTGTTTAATAATTCTACTTTTAGGTATAGCGGTATTAATGTTGTACGAAATATAGATAATTTGTAGGGGCATCTTAGCGGCTGTGTGCCGCCCTATGCACCACGCGGTAAACATGTTCATCACAGTGCTTTTTGCAGAGCCCCTAGGACTTAGTATGTCAAGGTTTGGTCCTGCTATATCTAGTAGATACTTATTGCTGTCTCCTGTTATCAAATGTTTGTACCACTCCAACATATGCCTTGCTGGTGGTTTATCAAGCAACGTACAAAACGTTTGGAAATCACTAGCTGCCCTTGTAAATATAGTATCTAAAACTGGAGCATCACTATCAAACGCTTTAGCCGCCCTCATTTGTAGAGCGCGGCGATAAGCAAAAGTTTCACGACTAGGCATAAAAGGTAAGACTGTCTGTATACTGATAGCAAGATTCTAACCCCAAATGGCAAAAGTTCTGTGGTATGGAGATATTCTCTCAAATACTGGGTTTGGTAGAGTGACACATAGTATCCTGGAGTACCTACAAAAGAATCATGAGATTGTAGTTGTAGGAATAAACTACGCAGGTGATCCGCATGATCTGCCTTTTAAAGTTTACCCAGCAGCGGCTAAAAACCCACAAGATCGATTTGGTATCGGACGTTTACCTGAAATTGTCGATACAGAAAAACCCGATTTTATAATCTGTCTAAACGACATCTGGATAGTAAATCAAGTTTGGGAACGTATTCACTTACTTAAAGATCAGCATAAATTTAAATTTATTGCTTACTTCCCTCTAGATTCACAGTGGTACGTTGAGAGTCATATGCGGTTTGTTAAAGACTGGGACTTCGCAATCACGTTTACAATTGAGCAAGCTCAGCGGGTACTGCAGTTAGGAGTAGAACCTAAACTATTAGGTGTGATACCCCATGGGGTAGAAACAAGTAAGTTTTTCCCCATAGACAAACTAGAAGCTCGTAAGCAACTTCAGATACCAGAAGATAAGTATATTGTTCTAAATGCAAATAGAAATCAACCACGCAAGCAAATTGACCTAACGATAAAAGCATTTGCAGAATTTGCAGTAAATAAAGAAGACACTATGCTCTACCTGCACATGAGTGA